CCAGATTGAAGCAGCATACAATAAGGGTGCCGAATGGTGTAATTATGGCTGGTCTGACGGGCAAATGGCATTCTTTCCTACACAGAAAGGAACTTGGGATAAATTACAAAAATTCCCCAAAAAGAAAAACAATTGTGGTCGTCCAGGTGTAAATGGAGGTTATATTGATAATCCATATATTAAATTTGGTGTAAATTGTTATGGTAAAAAACCTACCGCAACAGAAAACGATTTGAAAAGATTAGAAGCTCAGCAATCACAACCCATTCCTCTCACTGCAGAAGACAAGGAATTACAAGAGAAAATAGATTACTGGAAAAAGAACCCTGATAAATTACAATTAAATTCCTTTAATAATACCAATTGGTCTCGTCATTAAGTCGCGTTGTTCGTGATAGTATCTAAATTATAATGCCTCTATAATTTAGATATGATATACCCTAATATAGTACAATCTTTATACGAAAGTCATATAAAGTGGGTTTTACTATTTTTACATTGGGTAATGTTCTCATTACCTATAATTATTACTCTTATGACTAATGATTTATCTGTTTTAATAATGATAAATATGTTATTATTTATGGTATTAGCAATTAATATTATATATCAAGATTGTCCGATTACAATTATCGAAAATTTATATTTAGATGACAATATGATAAACACAATAACATCACCTTATACGCCATCTTATAGTAAATTAACATCCGGCGATAAAACACTTCAATGTTTATTTGTAGGTTTAATGGTCGTTACAAGTAAAATATTATTGGTATTAGTAAAACATACATTTATAGAATATATCGGTACTACATAGGAATGAAATATTATACACAAGATACACGGATTGACAATTACATCAAATTTTTACAGGTAAATATACCAATTATTATATTGAGCTTTATTGTTAGTATTATTGTTGATTATTACACGTTAAATAATTACTACGTATCAGCTATTACATCTATTATAGTTACATTATGGACGTATTTCATACATAGATTATTTCATACATATCCAGATACATTTGGATACTTTCATAAAACACACCATACTGAGAACTCAATCATACTTACTTTTATGCTTGATAACGTTTTTAATTTTTTTACCATAGGAGGTGCTATATTATTATTCCCATTGTTATACATTAAAAGTGTTCTCAATATCCATCTATTAAACCCTTACGTTATACTTATTTGGAGTTTAGTTTACACCTCATATCATTCTATTAATTATCACATATTTGAGACTAATAATATCCATGTTGAACATCACGAATCTCTACATTATAATTATGGTCCCGAATGGTTTGATATAATCTTTGCTACAAAACAAGATGAAAGTGACATTGAAAATATGAATAGTGGTATATTCAATGTAATTGTAGTGTCTATGATAGTATTGTTATTGAAAGATACAAAATATGATATATTATCCGAAACATATAGTACATCTAATTAGTGTTTCTTACTTTTTCTCGTCTTGTTATTTCCGTTGTTATGTTTTACTTTACCAAATAACACATTAAATAAATTATCATCTATAGTTTCATCTTTATTTATCATTTTTATATTTGATAATTGAGAACATCCACCCAAAATTGTTTTTGAGTCTACTGCCAATCCAATTGGTACTACTAACCCATCAAAACGAGATGTTCCTATATCATTTGACCCGCCTAACATAGACCGTTCGTTGTTCTCAATATTTATCAAATTATTAATAGGATAACCACCAACTACGTTATCTCCAGTAATATCTTTTCGGAATATATAATCTTGAAAATCAGATGTATCTATAGTAAACATTATTATATATATTATTTATATTTATAATTTTTGCATAACACGCTTAATATCTTGTGATACCGTTATTTCTCTATTGTCCTTCAAATATTTGATTATATATTCCACATGAGTTTTGTCTTTGATAATGTCATTCAAACATTTTTCTACATAGGTAAATGTAAGTGGTTTATATTCTTTCTTATCGTATATGCGAAGTTCTCCATGACTAATACCTATATTTGATGTTAGGTTGTTACGTTTCATATAATCGCATATTTCAGTAGTAACAGTTGATTTTAATTCTCGGATTTGTTTCGTTTTTTCGTTAATCATTTGTATTTTTTGGTCTAAAATAACCCAGTTTTTTACATGTTCGATTAAAAGTTCTCGTTCATTTTTATTTGAATTGGCTATCAAACTTTGATTGCTGTTAGTAATATTATCCATTTTATAATATTACTAAAGTTGTTTTTCTAATTTCTTATATTCATGTATTACTTTTTGTATATTTTAGCAGCATCTTTTAGTGCGTTTTTAAACATGTAAACATGGTTCTTTTGTTTATTCTTTCTGTATAAGTCAGTAACAAAAGTAGTCCATGCTGATTTACCCTTCTTTTTCATTGTTTTGCGATTCTTTTTAGGTGACTTTCGTGCCTTTTTTGTTGATTTTCTGGCTTTGCGTCCTTTCTTACCTCCACCAATATTATCTTCATCATCACTTTCTTCTTCTTCATCATCTTCATTGTTATTCTCTACTTCAATGTTCTCTGTGTCTGGAGAGTTATCTTCCTCAATGTTCTCTGTGGCTGGAGAGTTATCTTCCTCAATGTTCTCTGTGGCTGGAGAGTTATCTTCCTCAATGTTCTCTGTGGCTGGAGAGTTATCTTCATCCTTTTTGCATGTATATCCAAATATTTGGACATCACCGCCTTTTTGTGTTGTTTTTTTAACGGGACGTTTTTTAGATGAACGCTTATTTGTCTTATGTGATGCCATTATATTATAAACGAACATATTAATCTATGTAAGAAACTTTATTTGAATATCTCAACAAACGAAGCAATAAAAATAAATTCGCTAAAATGATAATAACTAAAAATATATTGTAAACCACTATGACCCATACATATATATTCAATTCGTCGTATATTGTATCACGGATTGGTTTTATGATTTCTCTTAAATCTCGTTTTATATTCTCATCTTGAAAAAGTGCTATACAACTATCTCGCAAACTTAGCATTCATTACGTATTACAAACTTCAAAGAAACAATACTAATGATTTAAACGTAAAACTAATGTTTAATGAGTAAATAATAATAAAGAGAACATTACATACAAACTAATATGGAACAAATATACGATACCAATGAAAAGTTACGTGAGTTTATTTTTGATAAGTTAGTACTGTCAAAACCCACTCTTATTTCGGGCGGAAATTACTTTATTCGATTCAAAAAAAACAATACCCCTTTATATATACAACCACCCACATGTAATACTCGTAATGGGTTTGTAAAGAATGGTAGAAAATACTACACTGATATGCTTTTCACAAATGAAGATGAATATATTATTCAATGGTTTGAGAAATTAGAAGAGTATTGTATTCAATATATTTACAAATATCGAGATACATGGTTTGATGGTAATATGGAAAAGGCAGATATTGAAAATTACTTTACATCACCATTGAAAGTGTATAAATCGGGTAAATTCTATTTGATAAGAACAAATATACCTACAGCACTCGACAAACCGTCTATTAAAATATACGACGAAGACGAGAATCAAGTTGATTTCAAAACAATTACCGAAAATACCAAGTTGATGAATATAATTGAAGTTCAAGGGATTAAGTGTTCCGCAAGAAGTTTTCAGATAGAACTTGAAATGAAACAATCATTAATACTCAGACCTGAAGAATTTCAATTATTTGACAAATGCGTTATACAGGCAAAATCCCTAATACATTCACCAACAACACCCGCACAAACTGAAGAATTAGTTAAACAATCCATCACTGAACCTATTATGATTTCTACAGATGATAACAACACTAATGAGATTGTATCTGACTTGATAAATGATATTTCATCTGAAATAGAACAGTCTGAAATATTACCCGAATCAGATAACAATACAAATAATTTAGGAAAATCATCAGAACCAAATAGTATTGATACTGATACAATAAATACAAACATTGATATTGACAGTTCAATTGACAATAATACAAACATAAAAAATTCGAATGATTCGAATGATTCAATGGAAGAGGTAGTATTTACTTTAGAAGAGTTACCTACTGATGAAAAACTAATTTTAAAAAAACCGAATGAAGTATATTATCAAATGTATAGAGATGCACGACAAAAAGCGAAAGTCGCGAAAGAATTGGCATTATCTTCGTATTTAGAAGCAAAGAACATTAAAAATACATATATGTTGAATGATATAGATAGTGATACAAGTGATTTAGAGATTGACGATGAAAGTATAAATAGTGAAAATTATTATAAATAAACATTCTATTTTAGCATATTTTACAATATAGCGTGAATATTTTTTATCAGGCGTTTATATAAACGAAATGTTTAAGAATCTTACTAAGTTTTTTACACCCAAGATGATGTTAGTAATTATCATATCTATCATCGCTATTTATGGATTAATGTCATATAACGGACAAATGAAAATGGTACGCGATATGATGGAGGATGGTACGAATGATAAGGACGCTGAAAAGGAGAAGGCGGAACCCGCAGCTACCGATGGACCTAAGCCTTCTTCCGGAAAGGCTGAATCCGGATATGCTCTTCAACCTGTAGCGAATCCTACTGATTTGTTACCTGCTGATAAAAACAGTGAGTGGAATAATTTAAACCCTACTAATGTTAATGCTGACGGCATAAAGATGCCCGACCTTCTTGAGGCTGGTTACCACATTGGTCTCGATACTATCGGTCAGTCTATGAGAAATGCTAACCTTCAGCTTCGTTCCGACCCAGTGATCTCCAAGGCTGATATTGGTCCATGGAACCAGAGCACCATTGAAGGTGACTCCACTCGTCAACATTTAGAGATTGGTGCTTAAGTTTATTATTGATATTATATGACATTATTGTTATATAATATATTTCAAGGGAATTGTATTTTTATCAGGAATATGTATAATGAGAAGTGAAGACATTTTAGGATATTTTATAATAGGATTCATATTAAGCACCAGTTATTATGTATACCGCGAGAACTATGAAAGTTTCCAATTAACATGTATTGTATCCACAGTTGATGGTAATAAATATTGCGTTAGAGAAAGAGAAAACATTGAAAAAGCTGCCGATTTACTCGCAAAAATCACAGTGAAATGTAAAGAGTTAGTTACATATGTAGGTGATAAATACCCAGACAAAGAAAATGTTAAACGATTACAACAAAACTTTAATCCAAAGAAGATAATGGAAACACTACCTACAAGTAGTTATACCGCATATAGTGAGAATAAAGGTGAAAAAGTCGCATTTTGTTTAAATAAAGACAAAGAAGATAACGACCATTTAATTGACGAAAGTACATTAACATTCGTAGCCATTCATGAGTTATCACATGTAATGACAAAATCAATAGGGCATAAAAGCGAGTTTTGGAGTAACTTTAAATTCTTATTAGAATGCGCTAAGGAATCGGGTATACATAACCCGGTTGATTATAAAAAGGAACCTCAACAATATTGTGGAATGAAAATACATGATAATCCATATTACGATGCTTAATCTTTTCCCTTTTGTTTTCTATTCATATATGCTCTCTTACGATATTCCTTTAACTTATCTGGATTCTCTTCTTTCAATTTATCTATATATAGCTTTGCGTTCTGTTTAACTTTATCTTTATTGTTTTCATAATATTTTTTATGCCTCTCATTGTTTGTATATTTTGCAAGACGAGTTTTTAATGTACTTACCTGTTGTCGTAGTGCGTTAATTTCATCATTTAATTCCTGAGTTGTAGGTGTATCCATTATGATATATATTAAGATTCTTTTTATACTTCTTTTTACACCTTTGAATATTTTATTGAACTATACAGTTATTTCAATAAAAATATAAAATTTATGCTACCAACTTAAGACCACCGACCAGGTTAGCACCAATACCGAAGCCAGCACCACCACGGGCAGAAGAACCCATAGCAGGGATGAACACATCAAGGATGCTAAATGTAGCAGCAGCGGTTAAGGCAATAATAATAATCTCCTCAACATTCAGCTGTTTCTTTGGGATAGCGAATGCGGCAAGAGCAACAACTAAACCTTCAATCAAGTACTTTACAGCACGTTTAACTAACTCGTTTAAATCAAACATTATGTTTATATTATACCCTAACAAAAAAAATATAATAATTTAATAATAATACTTGAAATCACTTAAATAATCAACACTATATTCTGTATATTCCTAAAATGTCTGGATACGAAAAGAAAATGAATGCGGATGGTTCAATGAACGCCAAATATGTTGATTTGTGCGACGAAGACCAAGCTATTGCCGGACAAAAGTTCGCATGTATGTCATTTGTATCTCCCGAAAAAATTTTGCAAAAACGTGAAGTATATCTATTTAATCAATTTATCAAAAACTGGGATTTTTCTAAATCTATGGAAAGATACTTTGAGTTCATCCATTTTGTCTCATATAAACACAACATTAAGGCTGAGACACTAATCGGTGATTTTAATGATTTTGTCAAAGAAGAATCCGACAAATTAAAGAAAAGTGGAATTGAAGATGATTACAAGAACTTCCTGGATAAACAGGAGGATAAGCTAAACGAGAAATTCAACCGCGAACATGCTTTCCAAACATCAGTTCGTGGTCTTAAGATACGTGGAGTATTTGGAAATCAAGAGGAAGCTGAGGAAAAATGTAAAAAACTCCGTGAAAGTGACCCGAATCATGATATTTATGTTGGACCTGTTGGTGTATGGATTCCTTGGGACCCAGACGCGTACAAAACCGGACGTGTAGAGCATATGGAAGATGAACTAAATGCGCTACATTCAGAGAAAATGAAAAATGAAGAACTCGCTAAAAAGGAGTTTGAGGAGCGTGTTCGTGAGACAAAAAAGAAGGCTATAATGGAGAATATAGAACAAGCTAAATCCAGTGGGAATGTACTTACACAGACAATTGACGAAGAGGGCAATCTAAATGGTGTTCCTGAAAATGTTGATTTTGAATCACGTGAGGTAAATACAGCTGAATCTGCTAAGTTGGCAGACGAACTTGCTATTAGTAAAAAGGAAGATTAGACCGGACAAGCGTTTTTCAACATAATACAATTATATATTATATTATGTTGAAAAGGTATAAAAATTTTATTTTCTATTCTATAGATAACATGAAAACATTTACCTATATAGCTCATAAATTATTTATACGTGATGTAAAGTACGAACATGATATTAGTATCGATACGTATAAAACGATTGGTACTCGTTTGGACGATTCGTTTCGTCGCATTTCCTATATGGAACACATTTTTGATGTTAATAATCAAACGTACTTACATGCTAATCTGATTAAATGTTTATTTGTATTGTCTAATGAACCGAAATTCAAAGAACTGAACAAAAATATTATGGAGACCTTTTTAATTTCACCAGAAAATCAGAACTTATTTTTAGATTTTTTTTGTGATATTCAGAAAATCTATTGGTCTTTTTCTAACTTTGCGAAAATTATTAGACGAAGATACTCACTAAATAAGGTCGACCAGGATTTATTGTTGGCACCCATATCAATCACCCAAAGAAATGTAATCCAGTTATATGATAATAATTGTACGTATTTATTTACATTACAAGACCTTTCACATATAATAATCGCAGCCGTTTGTAATTCTCCTATGTTTCATTCAGAACCACTTAATCCAAAAAATCCATATAGCGGGGTTGTCTTTTCAATCAGTAACTTATACAATATTTATTTTTATATGAAAGAACGGTTCTCAATTGTTCCAGATATAGTACAAAAATTATTTCTATCTGAATTCAATCTCGATGTGTTTGGCGAAAATCACAAACTCATTATCAGAGATACATATCTCAATCAATTTGTTGATAATGAAGATGAAGACGAGATTCTAGATAACATATATGATATGATTAATGAATTTTATCCGCGTATTAACATAGATGAAGATTTCCCAAATGATATTCTAATCAACACTTTTAAGTCAGCTGTCTCAATCTATATTCATTATAAATATACTTTTGATCTTAGTAAACAATCACCTAATTATAAACGTATGTCAATAAAAATTAATAATATTATTAAAAAATGTCCTGGAATTGGTAGAAAAATTATTGTAATTAAGGATAGAAAGAGATATACATCATTTATTACTCTCGATGGTAGAACTGAACCAAAATTATATATGAAACTTTATACAAAATCTACAATTATAGACGACGACACCACCGATAGCGAACCAATTACGGACATCAGTAATAATTTACTACTTGATTTCAATGAAGAATTCGCAAACCGATTAAACGAGCTTATTCGTCAAACCGATGTTCCAGTAGATAATTTATGTGATACCGATAATTACGATTCTGATGATGAGATTGAATTTGATGAAGATATGTATGACACATAATCATTACGCATAATATATTTACAACTTTCATAAATATATTATTTTACCACTTACTCTTTTTTACATTTATAGCGGGTCCTTTACTTTTTTTTGCTTTACTTGGGTCGTACGCTTCATCTTCATCATCAGACCCTAATTTCTTTGACATTTCCCAAAATTCATTTGCGCCTAATCTAAATGGAGGGTGGTTTTCAGCTTTATACCAGAAGATTTGGTCGTTTAATTTATTGGACTTAGCATTATTATTAATAACCAAACATTCATAATTTTCAGTTGTTTGGTCCATTACACTACAAAATGATTCTAATGTGGGAAACATACTCGCATAATTTTCCCAAATTCTCTTACGATTTGTTAAATATGGTTCTCGTAATATAAATACATAATCAATATTAGTTCTTAAGTTAGGAGGAATACCTAATGGATATTGCATTGTAATTATCAACATTACCTTCCAATGACGACCATTCATAAATAACAATCTCATCATTTTATCACGCGTCCATGATTGGTCGTATAAACAATCATCTAAAATTACAAAACATCTTGGGTCTATCTTTGATTTTTTATGCTGTTCTATATCTTTATTCATTTGTTTTAACACCGTCTTTTGTCGTCTTAAAATATTTTCAATAAGGACCGTGTTATATTCTTCATGGATGAATAGCTTAGGAACATGAGCCGCATAGAATCCATTTCCTGCTTCAGTTCCAGACATTACCGTTCCTACAGGAATATCTTGATGATAAAATAACAAATCCCTTACTAAAAATGATTTTCCTGTATCACGCCTTCCTATCATAACAACCACTGGACCTTTATTTTCATCGGGTTTGAATGTAATTTCACGCATATTAAATTTTTTTAATTCCAAACTCATTGTCTTTACAATACTTTAATATTATATTATTCTAAAGTAATTCAAACGAGATTGTGTTTATAATTGTAGTTTACAAATTGAATTGGTTTGTATTTAAGCATAAAAATGTATTAAATACTTATAGTAACTCTTGTATATGAATATAAAAACTGTGATTGATAATAAATTTTCAATTGGTTACTACAAAAGTACCCAGATTGATATAGCTTCTTTAGATAAAAACTATACTCCTTCTACTGATGACGTACAAATTGGATATAACCCATTTTGTATTGATAAACTACAAAAATATAATCCTATTTATGATAAATTATTTACTCTTTCTAATAAAAATTATAATGTGATTCAGTTAAATCACCATAAACATTTTGTAAATACTCATTCAGTGATTGATATGTCTGGCATAGAGTATCAAAAAGGTATTTTCTTTAAATTTTCTCCATTGTTAGACCCACTACGTTATATGATAGGAAAATATGAAGACAATACAGAATTCTTACATAATTTACCAGTTTCAGTGTCTGTTTCAGATGATATTTCTCAAAATGTAATTTCTAAAATTAGTTCACAACATAATTGTGCTTATGTTGATACATTTTTCTATTATTTGAGTAGTATGACTTTACAAAATCATAATATAGTCAATTGTTTGGATTTCTATGGTTCTTTTCTGGGAATTCAGAATAAATATAAATATGATGTGTCAGATGATATTGATTATTTAACCGAATCGACATTTTTTAATAATAATATTAATCGCCTTTTTACACTTCAACATGTAAATATAGACCAACATCAACACGAAGATTCAAGAAAACAACGACCTAAGTTATGTATATCGAAATCAAATCATAATATTTCCGCTATTTCTATTATCGATTCTTTCACTGAGCTTGATGATATTACAACTGAATCTCTCGATGATTGTATTATATATGAGAACAAACTTGATGTAGATAACACTACTAACCCCGATTCAAAAGAAGAACAATCCAGCGACGATAATAGTTATATATCCGATACCAGTGATTCTAATAACAATGATTCTGATGATGATTCGGGAAGTGATTGGGAAACCAATACTGATACATCGAATGATGATAGTATACCCGATACGCAAGATGAACAATACGCATATATTAATAACTACCCCGTTCAAATGATATGCCTCGAAAAATGTGATGGTACATTAGACGACCTCTTTACCTCTGGAAATGTTACCTTGGAAAATACAGCAAGTGCTCTATTTCAAGTTGTCATGACTCTTATTATATATCAACGCCTATTTTCATTTACACACAATGACCTTCATACTAATAATATTATGTATATTAAGACAGACACACCATTCTTGTTTTATAAATTCGAGAACATCGTATATAAAGTACCTACGTATGGCAAAATATACAAAATAATTGATTTCGGAAGAAGCATATATCGTTTTAATGGTACTACATATTGTTCTGATAGTTTCGGTCCAGGGGGCGATGCGGATACACAATATAATTGTGAGCCCTTTTTCAATAACAAAAAACCCAGACTGGAACCTAATATGAGTTTTGACTTATGTCGTCTTGGGTGTTCTATTTATGATTTTATCATTCCAGAGCATCTTGACTATGATGATTTTGATGATTTACAAAAAACTATATATAGATGGTGTTTAGATGATAACAACAAGAATATACTATACAAAAAAAATGGAGACGAACGGTATCCCGATTTTAAATTATATAAAATGATTGCTCGAACAGTCCATAAACACACACCCCAAGAACAACTACAGTTTTATTTCTTTAATCAATTTATCATTAATAGTGACGAAGTAGGAGAACATTTGATGGATATAAATCGTCTGCCAAAATATTTCTAAGTAATTCAAAACATAAATTTCGTAATATATGTTTTGTATGTATAGTGTAAATGCCTATATATTGTATCAAACAAATGACTCCATCAGTCTACACATTATTTGGTCCAACCTTTCCAACTATAAAATGTAATAACCCTAATAAAAAATCAGTTAGGTTTTCCAAAGATAATGAGGTGTTTCATATACCACCAAAAACACATACAATGAAACGATAATTATAGATATTTTTTTGTGAATTCTGATGGGGTCATTATCGGAATTCCTAATTCGTTTGCTTTTTTGTTTTGGCAGACACATCATCATGGCTTTTTGTAATTAGAACAAAAGTATTTTTTGTAATGTTATTCTCTAACTTTCCACCATATTTAGATAACGCAGCTATTATGTTCGCGTCTCGTACCTTTGTCATTACTATGTTTTTTCCATTTACAATATGGTCTACTTTCACAGGAGATTTTTTATTTTCGTCTGTTTGTTTGGGTCGTTCTTGACTTAATTTATATTGTAGGAATAAAAGAAGATACAACCTACAAACGGAAACCATCTACCCGTAAATGTAAGTTGAAAAACTATAAATCGTAATTTACTTAAAAATAATTTATGTAAATTATATAGCAACTATGCGATTGAAAAGCGAATTGTATAAAAAAGAACAGGATGATATTACTGATAAAATTATTAGCATATTAGATTTGGAAAATAAAAATACATATACGCTATATGAGTTAGACCAGAATGAAGAAATCCAAAATCAAATAATGAAACTTATACCAGAGATACGAAAATGGTTTGCTTTTAACAACATGAAGGCAGTTGGAGAACCAGAAAAACGAAAGCGACCATGGTTGTCTATTATTAAGCATCTTACCAAATCAAAATATACATTTGAAAGTAAGGGGTTTCATTTCAAAAAGGAAGAAAAATGGTTAGTGACCCAACAATATATATTCACGAAACTTTAGGAAAACAACTGAATATAAATATATGCGTAAGAAAATGACTTAAAATAATATCTTTACATAGTATATAGAATGGAAAAGGCGAAGGAGAAACCGCCAGAGTTTTTCAAATCCACAAAAACATCGCTCAAAAGTGTATTGAAACACCCTGAAATCAATACCAAATTACTTAATGATGCTGTTGTGAAATCAAACAAAATCGTTATTCATACCTTACAATTTCTCAAATTGTATTTATTGGATTATTATGAAAACCATTCACACACATTACCAGTCATTAGCAAAGAACTTATCAATAATTCTATGAAAGTTGTTTGTGGTGAGAAAACGGAAAAAAGAGGAAAACCACCAAAAAAGGAAACGGTTGAAATGAAGGACAAACTTACTATTTTTTACAATCATCATTATTTACCACTTACCCAAAATGACCCAATTGATTATGCTGGATTGAATACTACATTAGATTATTTGAAAGAAGATGTTATTACGATGTATGAGAATAACATTCAATTACACTATGTAGAATATGTGGAACGATTTGTTAATGTTGTTTGGAAAAAGAAAATGATAGTGGATAAAATACGAAAATTAGGGAAAACTCAAAAAGAGCGTGAAATACGAGTAAGAAACCTATGTACCGAGTTACGTAAAATAAAAAAGGATTTATTGAATGTTGATGGAAAACCATACCAATCCAGTCCTCATTATCATAAATGGATTACCGAGAAAAAACATCACATTTTACCAAGCAGAACCAAGTTTGAGAAAAATAGTGTTATGTATGATTTGAAATGTAAAACGATGGAGTATTTCCCATGTATGATTTTTATGATGAAGCAAGTTGAGAATGATGGCGAAAGTGTAAATAATGTGTTTCCTTTACGAAGTGAAATTGCACCCAAATACATACGATTAGATACAACTACATTAGTCAATTTGTTATTGAGAAAGGAGCATGGTTCAAAAGGGTTTTTCAAAACAAAAGGAGAACTCAAAAAGAATGAAGATAAGATTTGGAAGTTCTTTTTTAGAACAGAACGCAAGATGTTTCATAAAACGGGTTTTTCGTTTCATCATATGGTTTCCACCGATGGAATTGGATTGAGTATTTTATTTTTGCGTGAGGATTTAGTGGGTAAGAAATTACCTATGATGAAAAAGGGAATATCAAAAGAGTTGTATATTGATGAATTGGAAGATTACTCTTCTTTACGAGATAAAACAATTGTAGGGATTGACCCTGGAAAAGATGATTTGGTTTATTGTGTTGATGACGCTTCCAAAGATGCGAATGTATTTCGGTATTCACAAGACCAACGCAGAAAAGAAACCAAGATGAAGAAATACAATAATATTATTTTGGGTATGAAAACCAATAAGATTGAAGGTAAGACCATCATAGAATATGAAACTGAACTATCACATTTCAATCGTAAATCATTACAAATTACCAAATATAAGGAATATCTACAAGAAAAGAATAGAATAAACCATATACTATTTGTATTTTATCGTAAGGAATTGTTCCGTAAGTTGAAGTTTGGTAAATACATCAACATCAAACGCAACGAACAAAAGATGATTTGTAATTTTAGGAAGATGTATGGTAATCCCGAAGATGTCGTGATTTGTATAGGAGATTGGGAACAGCGAAAACAAATGAAATACAAAGAACCAACATTAGGAAAAGGAGTGAGAACTTTGTTTAGAAAAAATAACTACAAGGTGTATTTGGTAGATGAGTTTAGAACCAGTTGTAAATGCTCCAAATGTGATGGAGGAGTATGTGAGAAGTTTATGGTGCGAAAAAACCCAAAACCGAAACCAAAGAAAAATCAAAAAAAAGAAATAAAATACGATGAAATGCGGTTGGTTCATGGACTACTACGCTGTAAGAGCGGTTGTGGGTCGTGGAACAGAGACCGCAATGGTTCATCAAACATCTACAAAATAGCAAGGAATGCGATAAATAACATAGAACGACCAAGTTATTTATGTAGAGAAACAAGTAATCAAAGTGCTTCAACGAGTGCTTACAACCAAACTTTATGCGGGTATGAAAAGACCCAACTTTGAACCTCTTTTTTTTTCGTACTTTTTGTGCGAACTTAAACGTCCAAAGGTGTAAATTCACCACGAATTACAATATCCTTTAATTTTGGTAAATTCAAAACGGAAAGTAAATGTGTTACATCTTGTCCTATAGTTCCATCTCCGCGAGTATATAATTTTTGTGTATTGTTCTCAGTTGTATACATTCCACTAACTCCATCTAATTTACATGATAATACGTAATTATCGGTGTATTTTTTCATCCATTTATTTAAAGCATCCGTATTTGGTTTTATTTTATCCATTGAAGGCATGTTATAGGGCAAGGTCACTTTGTTTTTGGTGATTGGGGCACCAATATTCTGTAAAACCGGGTTGTTTGGGAACTTCTTCTCGAAATATTCCTTTACAATATCAAATTCATTATCGGTCATTAACGGATTGTTGTTATAATATGCCTCATTTGCCTTATGTATTATTGTAACGTACCTTTGCTCCGACATAGCTTCAATAGCATTTATCCCCTCCTTTTTAAACTTGTTTATTGATTGAATCGCACTCATTTTACAGTATGTCTATATTTTTATAAACTGTAAGTAATCAATTTTTACTTATAGTGTGTACTTAGAACCCAGGCTCACCGGTGAATACTTCTGTCGCAGATGGCTTTAACGTCTTACTTTCTGTTAAAATATTGAAAAAATCACTCATCTTACCATTCGTGAGAAAAAATACTACTACTGACAGGATACTTGATACCAATACAAAAAGGGATTCGCGGATAACCGTCTTGATTGGTTTCCATTCCTTGCTGATATATTTCATATCAATTAATTTGGATACAAAAAAGACACCGGTTATAAATAACGATAGTATAAATGCTTTTTCCATTACTAATATAATTTTTTGTTATTTTTTTATTTGTAAACAGACGAATCCGCCTAAATTATAATAATTCTTCTATACCATCTAAAATAATACTGTCATCGTTATTATGCCCTGGATGAGTAGAACCAAGTTCGTCAAAGTCTCTTAAATCTACCTGCTCGGCTGAAATTTGGATACGTTCATCATCAGACTCCTCTTCTAATTGTCTTTTAAAAGCACGTTCCGTACTGATTTCTTCCAATCGTTCAATTGACTTGGGAGCTTCTATTGTTTTTACATTATCAGACTCATCTAATATGGCATCCATGTCATTAAAAGATAACTTTGTTACAACTGCCTCGTTGTCTATATTTTTAATCGCGGGTACAACGTCTGGTACAACTTCATCAATATCATTTATTGAGTCGTGTTGAGATGTAGGAACTATAATCTCTTCTTCTTCTTCTTCATTTATATCTTCAATAATTACCTCTTCCTCTTGTTCTACGCTTTCATCCATATAAGCACGAATAATAGCTTCCGTTGGGATGCTTTCGCGAATAGAAATTAAAATACACTCTTGAATGATACTTTCCAGTTCACGATTGTTCTTTTGTAATTGTAGTGGGCTTATGTTCTTGTCAAACAAATACACATTTGAATATACCTTTCGTGCTACATTGATATATACCTTATGAATGAAGCTATCCAACTTGGGGATTGATATATCTATCTTCTTTTGTTTATTTCCAACACGAATACACGTAAGGACTTTTAGTTGAATAATATGGACGCAAGTAATCAAATCTTCTAAATAATTACAACCACTACGTTCAATTATACGTTTTCGTTCATCTTCTATTATTTCATTATTCCATTTGGGAATTCTTGATAATAAATTTTGAAACGTCATTAAATATTTATTTGGTTCATCATTATCAATACACAATTTCCATGATTCATTAAACAATGATTTTACACCCCCTAAAATTAAGGGGGTAAAAATACTAACCAAACGACTACACCATTCATTACGAGATTCTTGTAAGTTGGATAAAACAAAATCGTCCATCTAATTATATTGTTAACACACTTTTTAAGGTAGGGTTTAAACGTAAATACAAATAATCTAATAAATATAACAGCAATAGTTTCTCGTTTCTAAATTCGGATTTTATGGTATTAAAACATATAGTTATTTCGTTTTTTTTGATGTCCGATATTCTATCGGTATGTTTTACCCAATCTATAAAGTCATAGCAAGACAACCCTTCTTGATAAAATTTCTCAGCGAAATCCATTATTTCCATATGATTATCCATATTCGTATCCTTTATTTGTGTGTCTAACCATTCTGTCTTATGCTCTACGTGGGTTATATGTTCTTCTATCAAATATTGGTGTAAATTTACGATTTTATCATCTTTTATATATTCAGGAACATACAATTCACAAAAACGGGATAAAATTGGATTCAATAGTTTGTGTTTGTTCTCTACAATGATGAAAAAACGGGTAGTATGACTAAATAATTCTATACATCGTCTTAGTGCCGATTGAGCGTCTATCGTTAAAAAATCGGCATTAATCAACACAATTATTTTAAAAGATGCCCCTGAATCTGACCTTATATTTGTCTTCGCAAAAAACTTTAATTCCTCGCGTATAAATTTTATACCCTTACCATGAGCGCAATTTACCATCATTACATTCTGTTTTATCTTTTGTCTATCATTATTGTATATCTTTTGTATAAATTCATCTACGATATAACGCTTACCCGACCCGGATTCACCATGAAATATTAAATGGGGGATTTTATTTGTTTTATAGAAATAATCCAGTTTATTGTAGATATTCTTACGAATGTTCTCGATATTATTATTTAAATCTGTCATTGAAATCAATTGACCACATGTTTATATATCAGTTTCGTTGTTATTCTTTTTTCACTATATTCAACTGTTTTGTAAATACATATCTTTCCTGATGCATTGTTCTCCTACCTAAATTGCATCCCAGACAGGCTATCATTAGGTTTCCTTTGTTATGCCCTATACTATTATCGATTCGTTCGAGCGTCCATTGATTTGGGTCTCGCACATATTCATAGAGAACCTTGACGGGTTCTCTACAATAATAGCATATATTGCCCGATTCTTGTAATAATTCTACGATGTTCTCAATTGTAGTGAAATTTTCTTCGGAATAACGGTCTTTTTGAGTGTCTTGACTACGATAACTACTTAGTTTTTGTCTAAAGCTCTCGGTAATACACTTATATTGTTTTGTGTCTTTCTCTTTTGCATCTTCTATTTGCATTATATATTGTAGTTGTTGAGAACATTGTAACTCTTCTTCCGTAAATTCCCATTTTTTATGATTTGTTACTACTCGTTTTTGACGTTTCTTTGCCTTCTTTTCTTGTTCTCGTATATGTTTTTCTTCTTCTATTTCATCTCTTGTTTTCTTCGGAGTTAAATCTACCGATATTGACTTCATACATAAATACCATATTTTGATTACAATATATGAACGATGTATGTGTATTATTTTTCAAGAATTTATCTTATATAGTCTAAAATAATATAAACACTGTAACATATAACTACATATAAGATGCCTAAGGTTGATATTGATTATTCAAATACGATATTTTACAAAATTTATTGTAAAGACGCATCTATAGATGACCTATATATAGGACATACTACCAATTTCGTTCAGAGAAAATACGCACATAAGCAAGGTTGCAAAAATAATAAATCGTCGAATTACAATTGCAAATTATACAAGACTATACGAGATAATATGGGATGGGACAATTGGATTATGGAAATAATTGCGTTTCATAATTGTGATGATTTATATGCAGCTAAAAAACTGGAGCAATCATATTTTGAAGATTATAACGCAACTCTTAATAGTATAGAGCCTTTACCAAAACCGAAACCTAAACTGATGAAATATACACCGCCGCATGAACGCCCTCATTGTAAGGTATGTGATGTTTATTTTGGCTCGAATAATCTATTGGATATACATAACACTACTAACACACATCGTACAAATGTTATCAAACACGAATGTTTAACTACGGAAGAATATAAGAATGGAGATGACTCAATACGTTCATGGAAATTTACTTGTGAGAAATGTTGTTTTGAAACCCAAAACAAAAAAGATTATAAGCGACATTTACTGACACGAAAACATATTCAGGAAACAAATAGAACTATTATTACCCCTTCTTCATTTGTATGTAATAATTGCTGCAAATCATTCAATACTCGTTCAGGTTTGTGGAAACATAGTAATAAATGTAAAGATATAGAACCCGAACAAACCCAAATAACAGAAGTCCCACCCCCAGTAGATTCATCCTTAGTAATAGAGTTACTGAAACAAAACCAAGAATTCAAGGAGATGATGGTAGAACAACAACAGAGAATGACAGAACAACAACAGAGAATGATAGAACAACAAGATACAATGATAGAGTTATCAAAGATTATTAGTTCACATACTACTACTATTATTAATACTAATTCTTAAATTAAATAGTTTTACGCTAAAAAAGTACAAAAAAGTACAAAAAAGAAATGGCTACGATTTGAAAAAATGGACATTTATTTTATGTCCATTTTTAATAAGTTCAAGATAGTTCTGTTTTAATACTTTTCCAAAATGGTGTTTGTGATGATATTGCAGTATTTTTGAATTTATAAGTGTTATTATTGGTTGCATAAATTTTAAGTATATTAACGAAAGTAATGATATAGAGCATTATTATGTATCCTAATTATATACAAAAGATACATTTAGGATACAATATAAAATGCCGAAAAATGCCGAAAAATATTATTGTGAAAAATGTAACTTTAAATGCAGTAAACAAAGTAATTACGAGATACATTTAACTACAGCTAAACATAAAAAGATACTTGACGATACAAGTCAAATGCCTATATCACGTATGTACTCTTGTAATAAATGCGGACATGAATATAAATATCATTCTGGGTTATGGAGGCATAAACCGAAATGTACTGGTGAAAACTCAGTATCAGTAAATGAAGAACAAGAACAAACCCAAGTTCCCCAATTGGATTCATCCTTGGTAATAGAGTTACTGAAGCAGAACCAAGAATTCAAGGAATTAATGATAGAGCAACATAAACGAATGTCAGACCAACAAGATACAATTATAGAACTGTCAAAGAACACAGGAAACACGACAAACAACAATACAATCAACAATACAACAAACAACAAGTTCAATCTCAATGTGTTTTTAAATGAGACATGTAAAGACGCCATCAATCTGAATGATTTCATTCAATCGATAGAACTGACCGTAAATGATTTTATCAAAACAGGAGAAGTAGGATATGTAAGAGGTATATCTGATATAATGTTAGAGCGTATCCGTGACATGCATCCGCATATAAGACCAATACATTGTACTGATTTAAAACGAGAAATAGTCTACGTAAAAGATTCAGATGTATGGGCGAAGGAAGATGAAACAAAAAAGCATTTAAGAAAAGCAGTTCGTATAGTAGCCAATAAGAACAAAGCCCAAGTACATCCATGGATAGCCGAAAATCCAAAGTACGATATATTAGATACACCCGAATGTGACAAATTCTTTGAATATTCGAAGGCATCGTTGGGAGGTTATGGTAAGGAAGAGGATGATAAATTTGAAAAGAAAATCATCAATAATATATTGAAAGAAACGGTTATTGATAAAAATCTATTAGAGTAATACGTAAAAACTGTATAGAAAGAATATGTTATATTATTACAGATTACACAAATGAGCGAGAGTGATTCAGAACTATACTTTACCAGCAGCAATATCGAAGAAACCGATACCACATTCACATTATCTACTAATAATTCGCTATATGAATCTGATATAGATGAAATTTCTATATCTTCATCTATATCTTGTAAAACAGAAGAAATCATGTTATTATTTGATTCATTAGAAGAAGACGAGATTGATGACATCATTGAAGATATATATGAACAATTGGAAGACTGTTATACTAATAACATACTTAAAATATCATCCCCCAAATTTTATAAAGACATGGTCGACAGTATTAGCACTAATTTGTTGATTGAATGGGTAAACGTAGATATATGCGACGACGATGATTTCCAACAAATAGTTAATTTTGTAGAAGACCAACATGATTCATATTTAGCGTATAATAGTCATATTGTACCCCGTTCTATCTCAAATACATCTGATTTTATAGACAAAAACAAATATTCAAAAAAAGAACTAACAACCATAATTGAATATATCAAAAATCAACCCCAACCCGCTCAACGTACTCCGGAATGGTATGAATTCCGAAATAGTCTATTGTCAGCAAGTAATTTATGGAAAGCATTAGGCAGTCAAGCCCAAATGAATAGTTTGATATATGAAAAATGCAAGGCTTACGCTAATCCGGTAGAACATGTTTCATATGGTACATCCAATGCAATGCACTGGGGTGTTAAATATGAGCCTGTTACAATAATGATTTATGAGGATTTATACAAGACAAAAGTAGGTGAATTTGGATGTATACGTCATTCAAAATATCATTATGTAGGTGCTTCTCCGGACGGTATTAATATATTACCATCCAGTGAAAAGTATGGAACTATGTTAGAAATCAAAAATATTGTAAATCGTGAAATTACTGGAATACCCAAAGAAGAATACTGGATACAAACCCAAATACAAATGGAAACATGCGACTTAGACAAATGCGATTTTGTAGAAACACGTATAAAAGAATACGATAATGAAGAGGATTTTTATAAGAATTCAACAAACACGAATTATAGAGGAATAGTACTACATTTTATAAACAATGATTTTAGTGAAAACGATAGTCCGACATACATTTATATGCCTTTGGATATACCATTAAATCCAGAATCAATTGACGAATGGGTAATAAAAGAGAAAGAAAAGGTAGACAATATGATACTCTTTAATAAACTATATTGGTATTTAGATGAGTTATCTTGTGTTTTGATACAACG